CAATAGGTGTCTGTTCACTTGTTATCAAAACTTCATTTTCCATTCTCCATTCCTCCTTATATTGATGGATAAAATAAAAAAGAGCCGCCAAGTAAGATAAAAATTCCTCAAAATTGAGAAATATTAATTTCTTCTTAGCGGCTCAAAAATCAAGACCGTGTGTACTTCTTCATTAAGAAAATTATACCACACAATCAGTCAAAAATCAATATGCTGGGGACGGTTTGAAACGGCTATCCGTATCATTCTGGGCTTTTGTTACAGCTTTCGCAATCTCACTTCCGTCCAGAATAATACTGTTCATAATGTACTGCGGATTCTTATTTCCGCTGTTCATGCTCATTGCCATTGCAACTCCCTGGGCTACTGCTTTTGCCATTTCTTCTTTTGTAAGTCCCATGCTTCCGTCCGAACTGGAAACAATGCTGTCTGCAATCTTCTTCATGGTTCGTGGATTTTCCAGCGGAAGAACAGCTTCAGAACCAGCTTCGCCGATACCAATTACCTGTGCGCCATTGAAAAGGCCACCTTTGGCGTACCAATTAGGCTTGTAAACTGGTGTAGAACTGGTTTTTCCGTTTCCGAGGTTATGCTTTCTCCATTCAGAGATTCGATATGTTAATGTTGGTAGATGAACTTGTTTCATACCATTGGCGAAAGATTGTGCAGTTTCCCGACCCATTGATGTTAAATCATTTTTGAACAGACTTGTGATATAATCTGAAATACCAGATAAGTTAGATTCTGTATAAGTCTTCATGTTTTCAGTTTCTGTATCAACCTTGCCAGAAGCCTTTTCCCAAATTTGGTTTGTATTGATCAAAACGGAAGACCAATAACTTTGAATGGTTGTCATAACCTTACCCATTACATTTCTTGTATCAGTGTCCATGGTTCCGAGGGCTGTCGATACAGCACTTGCAGAATTTCCCCAATTGGTTTTAGAGTTGGTTTCAACATCATCATTCGTGTTCTTTATCTTTGACCAAATGGAAGGCATTGTGCTTTCTGTGCTTTTTTTCATTCCAGCCATTGCCGTGCTTACAGCGGTATTGGCGAGACCAAAGCCAGTTTTCGTCTTGGATGATACGGAGCTAGAAGCATTTGCAACAGCGGTAGTAATACCGCCAACTGCTGTTTTCACAGATGTAGTCATTCCATCGAAAGAATTCTTTGCACTTGTTTCCATTGTGACAACTGCATCTGGAAAATCTTTTCTGAGTTTTTCATCTAATTCATCTAACGGAACGCCAGCATTTTTTAATGACGTATAAACTGCGTCTAGTGCTTCTTCTGTATTAGCATATGTTCTTCCAGATATTGCACTATCAAGAGCATCTTTAGCAGTTAAGTAGTCTCCACTAAATTGCTCGGAACTAAGACTTAAAAGATAAAGTTCGTCTTTCAAATCAGATATACTGATTTTGGTTGTGTCAAATTTTCCAGCTGATTCAGATACACCATCTCCAAGGGCTACGGCTTTATCAGTCATATCTTCCAAAAATCCAGTTGATACACCCGCCTGTGCGCCGTATTTTTCGAGAATTTTTCTTGCATCTTCGGTTGATACGCCAAATTCTCCAAGTTTCTGAATGAAACTATCGTACATTTCAGAATTTGATTTTCCAGCACTTTCATCTGCTTCAATTAACTTCCAGAGCTCTTCTGCTTGGCCTTGTGTTATTTTATGCGCGCTTTCCATCTCGCCTGTATAATCATGGAGATAACCACCTGTTTGTGTGAGAATACCATTTCCACCTTGCGCAGCTTCTGTAATACTTGCAATTCCTTTAGCAAGTTTAACAGATAATGCCGTTGCAACAAATACAATCCCAGCGGTTCCAAATATAGTACCAAGCGTTGAAGAAAACGTTTTAAGTCCGCCTGTTGAAGCTGTTTCCGCTGCATCTCCAACTCCCTTTATTGCTTCACTTGCCGCACTTGTACCATTTCCTATCACATCCGCAAGTTTATCTGCAATTAGTTCTGCATTTTTCTTTTCAGCTATTTTTCCTGCAATATGTCCCACAAGTGAACCAACAAGAGTTCCAATACCTGTGATATTTGCTATTTTTACTGCAATAAATGCTTTTGTAAGCCATTCTGCAATATGTCCGGCTATCGGGTGCTTTTTCTCTAATCCATCGAATAATCCGTTTAATGCACTGGTAAGACCAGTTAATAGCAGATCAGCTGCGGTACTAAGGATTTCTCCCCATGGCAATTCACCAAGGAATGTTCCAACTCCTTGTCCAAACTCATAGAATGTGTCTGTCGTGAGAGAATCTTTTAATGCAGTACACAAGTGAGATATAAAATCTCCAAGAGCCTGTCCGTTCTCTTCCCAATTTGTTTCTTTGATGAATTTAGCGATTCCATCTCTTATCTTGGTTGCGAGATCATCCCAATTAAATGTTTCGGTAAATGACTTTAAGCTTTCAAATGCTCCATTCAGTAATCCAGAAAGTGCATCTGCAATTGTGTTCATGTCTATCTTTTTGATTGCACCATTTAAGGCTTTTCCAATAGCAGTGCCAAGCTTACCCCATCCAGTAATTCCAGCACCATCTTTTTTAGACATATCCTTTACAAAGCCAGAAAGCATTTTCCAAGATGCCATAAAACTGTTTCCGATTAAGTTTCCAAGACCTGTCCAGTCAATTTCCTTTATAGCTCCTTTTAAAAGTTGAGACAGTTTTGCCCCTATTTCAGAAAAATCTATTCCTCCATCTCCAAGCAACAGGTTTAGAGTATTTACTGCTGTGTTAATTCCAGCTCCAAGCAATCTTCCCATTAAGTCAAAATCTATGCCGCTAACCATGGAATTGAATGCTGTTGTAAATGCATTTACAAATTCAGTTATTTTCGGACCAACATTATTCCAGCTGATAACGTTGTAAACTTTTTTCATACCAAGATTGAGCATATCGGCAATTGTGGTTCCTACGCCTTTCCAATCTTTAGCCAGAAATGCTTTTCTGATTTTAGCAGCCCATTTATTAATTGGCGTTTCGTCAACAGTCAAAACTTCATCCATTGAATCTTGTATTCCTGCAAAACTATCTGCCAAATCTCCAAGTCCAGAACCAAGACTTTTAGATGCAGTTCCAGAATTGTCAGAATTATCGGCAAGCTGATTTAATTGATCGAATGGTAATACAGAAAGTGCCTTTTTCAATTTCTTAGCAGATGATGTAGCGTCATCAAGCCCGGAAGAAGCGTCATCACCAGCTGTTTCTATACCTCCTAAATTAGATACAATATCACTAACTCCACTCTGTGAGCCTTTCAGCTTCTTTCCCATCAATACATACATGAAGTTCCGGAACGCATTCGCGGCTTGCATAAGCTTTGCCATGAGAGCATTAAGTACTTGAATAGCAGGAAGAATACCCGCAATCAAACCTTGCCCGATCACTGCGGAAAGTGACTGGAAATTCAGAGTGAGTAAACGAACCTGGTTCGCCCAGGTGCCAGATGTCCTTGCGAAATCCCCTTGCACATCTCCTGTAACTGACATTAAATAGTTATATCGAAGAGCAACTTTTTCAGCTTGAGACATTGCATTATAAGATGTTGTAATTCCCCTTGAAAGAGCATAAGCCTCCATATTTGCAACGGATAAATTAATACCCAATTGTCTTAAAGGCTCAATTTCCCCGGAAATTCCAGCGCGTATTTTCTGAAAAGCAGTATCGGTATCAATGTTGTAAAATGATGCAATATCCCCGGCTAATCCAGCAAGAGAAATTGACATTTTAGAAGCTGCATCTTGCGCAACACCAGATGATTTCATCATTGCCATCATGGTTCCAGAATATTGCTTTGCTGCCAATTCGGATAATCCAAATTGTTCTTTAGCCGTAGAAGCAAATTTGTAGGCTTCATCTGCCATGCTTCCAAAGGAAACATCTACAACATTTTCGATTTCTGTAATAGCAGAGCCAAAACCAATTGCACTTTTTCCTAAATTTGCCAGACCACGAATAGCCTTAAAACCGATAGCAGTTTTAAGCAAATTTCCGAGATTAAAAGAAGCGGTTTTAATTCCAGAACTACTATTCCCGAGACGTTGAAACCATCCAATAATGCCTTTTACCCCGGTTCCAATTATAGAAGAAGTTTTACTAACAATATTACCAAGGTTAGATGTTGCAGATGATAATTTAGAAAACGCACTGGATATAGAATTTGTAGCAGAATTTACCTTTCCTCCAGCATTAGCCAACTTTGCTAGTGCTTCCGTCATGCGGATTGTGTCATCACTGATTTTAGGTGCAGTTTTCATCACATCAAAGAAAGATAATACTTCCTTTGCTAGTGCTCCAAGTTGGCTTGATGTTTGTCCGATTTTATTCCCAGAACTTGCCAATTGTGCAATAGACTGAACTAACCTATTCACAGGTTCAGATATATCGCCAACGCTCGTAAAACTCTCTGCGATTGATTTAAGGTTGCTTCCAAGCCCAGGTAATTCAGCCGATACATTTGCAATATATTCACCAGAATTGGCTAATCTAGCCATTGAATTAACAAAACGATTAACACCGGAAGATACATCTGGAATCTCTGTCAAATTGCTTAATTGACGGATTATTTCTCCAAGTTTTCCAGAATCAAATCCACTAACATCAACCTGGCTAAGCCTGTTGATTGAGTTGATAACTGCATTCAGACCAGAACCTTTATAATCTACTCCACCCATTGTCTTTATGGAATTTGAGAATTTTCCAATTCCATCAGCAATGCTTGTCATTTTCCCGACATCAAGTTCTTTTAGTTTTCCAAGTTCCCTTACACAACTACGTAATCCGTTTGTATTAACTCCGCGTAATGCGGAATTAACTTCTGTGAGTTTATTTGAAAGATTAGTCAGCGCACGTACTGCTTTTTCTGTACTACTGCTAATTTTTATATCAAGGGTATCAATGGTATTGTCAGCCATTTTTATCTCCCTCCTTTTTTACAAAAAAATAAAGGGCAGACAAGACTTATTCATCCTGCCTGCCCTTTTCATGGTTAAGTTCAAAGTTTGCCTGCATGAGTTGCAAGCTTGCCAAAAGTGCGTTTCTCTGTTTTTTCTTTTCTTCTTCGGAAAGTATGCCTTCCTGTTTACGCTTTTCTTCCTCTGCTGATTCCAGTAAAGGTTTTTTCAAATACTCTGCTTTAGATTTTTTCCCCATTAAAGCATTCGCAACAGCCGTGAATGTGGCTGATGTTTCATAAATGCCAGCTTGCCATAATTCGGCATCTTTCCTCTTTTGGCGTATCTTTTCAGCTTCGAGATAAGGTTTTAATTCAGCTGGCGTAGAATCCATAAATTCTTCTTTGGATACACCGATAGAGAGGTATAACGGAAGAATCTCTTGGTAAACAGCTTCTCGAAAAGTTAATTTTTCTTTTTGTGATCCTGTGGGAGCTTCGTTGCATTCTTCTCCACTGCCTGCGCTTCTGCTACTGCATTCAGCAGACCGGATAAAAAACCATTTTTCTCCAATTCTTTGTCAAGAAGTTGGTATAAATCAAATCCGCTTTTGGGATTTTCCTCAGTTCCTTCATCTTCGTAATCATCCAAAAGGTCACAGACTTTATTAAGAACAACTTCTTTTTCAGAATCACTTTCATACCCAAACTCTTCCTTGTGCTTCTTTTGAAGTCCGGCAAGAAGCAGTTCCGGGAGAAGAGAAATCATTTTCTGAAGGCTTCTCTCTTTTCCATCTGTAATCCCCTGCACCTTATCCAGCACATCTGTTTTTGTAAGAAGTCCGTATCCAAATACAACCTTATATTCTTTTCCATGTACATTAAAAGTTACCATTTTATAATCCTCCCA